ACCGGACGATTTACTGATGATGATGAAAAAAGCATCAAGGTAAAGCAAGCAATTGATCATATTAAAGATATTCCCTACACCTACGTCACTGTTGCTGGTGCTCCATTTGAACAGATATTGAATACAATTAAACGATGGATTATGCAGGAAGTTGGTCAAGATGAGAATGGAAAAACCAACCAATGTGTTGTTGTCTATGACTATTTGAAGTTGATGACATCTGGATCTATCACTAATAATATACAAGAATATCAAGCATTGGGATTTCAAATTACAGCATTGCATAATTTAGCTGTTAAGTATGAGTTCCCATGTTTGTCATTTGTACAGTTGAATAGAGATGGCATTACCAAAGAATCTACAGATGCGGTCAGTGGCTCTGATAGATTGATTTGGTTATGTACATCTTTTTCTATTTTTAAGACTAAATCAGCAGAAGAATTAGCCGAAGACGGCCCGAATGCTGGTAATAGAAAGCTCGTACCGATTGTTTCAAGACATGGTCCGGGTATGGATGATGGTAATTATATTAATATGCGTATGGTTGGAGATCATGCTCAATTACTAGAACTGCGTACCAGAGATGAATTTAGAGCAGGTGGAGGTGCTGAAGGTGCTATCGAAGGTGCAGAAATTCCAATTGAGGAAAATGAATAATGATTACAATTACAGCTATAGGAGTAGCGACCCTATGTTATATAGTAGGAGCTGTAGGAAATCTTATACAAAAAGATTATCCACATGCATTAATGTGGTTTTCATATGCAACAGCAAATTTAGGACTACTGTGGTATGAGTATAACAAAGCAACCGGCAAATAAAAAGTTGGACTTGAATAAGGTCAAACAAATTATTTTCCGAGATATAGAATTGCTTTTAAATAATTTAGAATTGTCTTTTCAAAAGAAAGATGATAATTACTTTATGTGTTGTCCAATACATGAAGCAAGTGACAATCCTCACGGTCTATCAATATCAAAGAGTAAGATGTCTTGGCGATGCTGGACACGAGGGTGTCACGAACAATATAATACAGATATACTTGGATTTATTAGAGGAGTATTATCAAAAGAAAATGAAGCATCGTTTAGCGATGTCTTAAGATTTGTCTGTAAGATATACAACATTTCAGATGCTGAATTTTTAGATGAGCCAGAAGAAAAAGTAGAGTCTGATTTCTCTACGATGGTTAAAATCTTCAATAAGAAAAAACAGGAGACATATACCAACTTTTCTTTCCCAAGTATTAAAACAAGTAATAGGTCAGAATATTTTGAGCAAAGGGGATTTTCTCGCTCCACACTAAAACATTTTAATATCAGAGATTGTTCAGATAAGAAGTCTTATATGTATGGTAGATCAATCATACCAGTACATAATCACACAGGTAAACAAATTGCTTTTATAGCAAGATCTAATAAAGACTATGTAAAACCAAAATATCTATATTCAGATGGATTTAAAAAAGCACAACATCTATATAATCACCATCGAGCACTCAGTAAGGCAACTGAAACTTCGTGTTTGTTTTTAACTGAAGGTCAAGGTGATGTGTGGAAAATGTATGAAGCTGGAGTAGAAAATTGTGTAGGACTTTTTGGTAAAGATATATCACATTACCAGAAAGATAAACTATTAAAAACTGGAGTAACAACACTAATTGTATTGACAGATAATGATCAAGCTGGCAGAGAGGCTAAGATTAAAATTAAAAGGGATTTAAGTCGATTGTTTACTTTGAAGTTTCCCAAGATGTCTAAAAAAGATATTGGGGACATGTCTATTAAGTTAATCAGAGAAGATATTACATCCAAATTGAAAGGGTTATATTGATGAAAATTGTAGGAATAGCAGGCAAAAAGCAATCAGGAAAAAATACTGTTGCTAACATCTTACATGGTATTGTACTAAAAGAACAAGGTATGATATCTGAGTATACTATTTCTTCGGATGGTAAACTCTTAATTAAAACAGATGAAATTTTAGAATGGGCTGAATTTGATATAACAAGAAAAGATGATGAATTTGTGAGCTATGCAGAAAAAGCTATGTATCCATATGTTAAGTTGTATAGTTTTGCTGATGCCCTAAAAACAATCTGTATTGATCTATTTAATATTCCATTCGAAAATGTTTACGGGACTAATGAACAAAAGAATAAAAAGATTAGTCATTTGAAATGGAACAATATGCCTTCACGAAAGAATAAGGATACGAGACGTACAAAAATTGGTTCAATGACTGCTCGTGAATTTATGCAGTATTTTGGCACTGATATTATGAGAAAGATTTGGGAACCAATTTGGTGTAAAAACGCAGTAAATAGAATTGTTGCAGAACAGTCTGGATTAGCAATTGTGGCTGATGTAAGATTTCCAAATGAAGTTGATATCATCAAAGATGCTGGTGGAATTGTAATAAAACTAAATAGAAACTTATTTAAAGATGAACATCCGAGTGAAACTCAATTGGACAAGAAAAACTATAACCAGAAAAAATTTGATCATGTTATTGAAAATCAAGGTGAAGGAAAGACTATTGCGAAGTTACGAGATATTATCGAAACTCTATATAAGGATAATCTATGTTAATAAGTTATTTCAGAAGCTCCAGCTATAACAATTGGCGATACTGTGAGATGCAGTATTTTATGACTTATGTGCTTGGTCATCAGTCTACCTCTGGTAAAAAAGCAGAGCTTGGCACTATGGTTCATAAAGTTATGGAGATTCTTGCTGGACTAAAAAAGTTTCAACAAGACAACCCTAGAAAGAAATATTTATTAGTTGATGATGATGCTGCTGGAAAGATTAGGGTACACAAAGATAAATTACACTTAGATGAGACAGTAGAAGATCTTTGTGATTTAAGTCTTGAAGCATACAAAAAAGATTCAGTTCACCCGTGGAGACCTGCCGATAGAAAGGAAATATCTAAGATCGCTTGGTTGATGCTGCATCATAATGATGGTCAGTTTGACCCAAGGAATAGAGATATTCACCATCCAGAACCCCATTTTGATATTCCAATTGAAGAAGATTGGGCTAAAATTTCAATTGAAGCAGCAGATGGAACACAAATTGAGGGTCAATTGGCAATTAAAGGCACAATTGACCTTGTCACCAAGGTAAATGATGATACAATAGAAGTGATTGACTGGAAGACTGGTCGCAGACTTGACTGGGCTACTATGGAAGTCAAAGACTATAAGAAGATGCAAAATGATCCTCAATTACTTTTATACTTCTATGCTATCTCTAAATTATATCCAGAATTTCCAAATAGGATTATGAGTATCTTTTTCTGTAAGGATAAAGATGGTAAGATTGATCCATATCCATTTAGTTTAGCATTTGATAAATCAGATGAAACAAGATTTTTGGGTATGCTCAAAGATAGATTTGAAGAGATTAAGAATAATGAAAATCCCAAGTTACTAGATGTAAATAGAAAAAGTTTCAAGTGTAAAACTCTGTGCCATTTCTGTAAAAATAAATGGGAAGGCTCAGATAAGAGTATGTGTGAATATGTACATGATCATCTAAAAGCACATGGAATGGATAAGACTGTTAAGGATTGTACCCGAAAAGGTTTTTCAATTGGATATTACGAAGCTCCCGGTTAAGGAATAGGAAATGAATTGGTTCCCACTTAGAAACTTCACGCATTACTCACTGCTTAAAGGATTTTCTAAACCAGATGAATTAGTTGCGAAGTGTGCCGAAAATGGATATAAAGCCTGTGGCATTTGTGATTATAAATCTATCTCTGGTGCAGTCAGCTTTTTTCAGGCTTGCCATAAGTATGATGTGAAACCTATTATTGGATGTGCATTTGATAATTATGAATTGTTTGCTAAAAATAAAGATGGCTGGTTTGATCTTATTAAGATTGTTTCTTCGATCACTGAGGATGGTAATCCAGATGGAAGAATTCTTCAAGATGCATGTAGAGCTGGTAACCTTATCTGTACTTCAAATAATTTAGCAAATTCACCTATCAAGGGTGATGATTTTTACTTGATTTCAGAATGCTTACGACCAACATATTACAGTGATAAACATCATGCAAATTTACATAGGATTATTTTATGTTCAGGCATGAAAACAACTATGCCTAAGATCAGAGAAAAATTGAGGTCTGGTGAACTTTTTGATAATCAAGAATTTTTTGAATGTGATGATTTCTATTTGAGGGATACTAAAGAACTTTCTGAAATTCTGATTAATGATGTTGAAAATGCAAATGTTGTACATGAGATCTCCAATAAATGTGAAGAGTATGATATTCTTAACAAACCGATGTTGCCGATATTCCCAACTCCAAATGGTGAGTCCGAGGAAGAGTATCTAAAAGAATTGTGTCGTGAAGGTTGGAGAAATCTTCTGGCTAAAAATAATAAGGTAAAGGATCAAGAGAATAAGGATAAATATCATCAACAGTTCCTACATGAATTTAAAGTTATCGAAGAAGCCAAACTGTTTGGTTACTTTTTGATTGTTCGGGATATTGTACACTTTGTAGAGAGTAATGGTTGGATTTCAGGTCCGGGTCGAGGCTCTGCTGCTGGATGTCTTATTTCATATATGATTGGTATCACAAAGATCGATCCAATTGAATTTGATTTACTGTTTGAAAGATTTTATAATAGTGGTAGAAATACTGGTGATCACATCTCTCTACCTGATATCGATATGGATGTTCCTGGAAATAAAAGGGATGACATTATCGATTACCTAAAGGAAACATATGGTCATGGTAATGTGAGCCAGATGTTGACGTTCGGTAGACTACAGGGTCGTTCTGCACTAAAAGAAGTATTAAGAGTTAGTGGTGTTTGTGGTTTTGGTTTAATGAATGAGATGACTAAAAGTATTCCGAATGAAGCGGATATCTCAGACCAACTGGCCGCTATGGATGATGAAGATAGATCTATTATTAAGTGGGCATTAATTAATAACGACAAAGAACTGAGAGACTATTGTTTTATTAATGATGCTGGTGAATTACAGGGTGATTATGCTGAGTACTTTCAACAAGCTATCGATATGGAAGGTACATTTAAGACTCAAGGTAAACACGCTGCTGGTGTTGTGATTTCTAAAGAAGAACTAAACCGTGTATGTCCAATGGTTAATCAAAAGAGTAGTGAAGAAAAGATTGCTGGTCTTGAAATGGCTGATCTGGAAGCATTAGGACATGTTAAATTTGATGTTCTTGGGATCAATCTCTTGGATAAACTTATGATGATAAAGGAATTAATTAATGGCTAATAGAGATATTATTGTTTTTGACTTTGAAACTGGTGGTCGTAATCCACATACTTGCCAACCAACACAAATTGCTGCTATTGCACTTGATGGTCGTAATTTTAGACTAAAAGGAACATTTAATAGTGAAATTCGTGCTGTTGTAGATGATGAAAAAGCTATTGCCGCTGGTCTTGGTCCCATTGAAGAAGATGCACTGAAAGTAACTGGTAAGACAAGGGCAAAGATTGCTAAAGCACCACAACTAAAAACTGTATGGAAAAAGTTTTGTGCTTTTGTTGATAAGTATAATTGGAAAGGTACTCCTTTCTTTGCTCCTATACCTGCTGGCTTTAATATCATTGGGTATGATATGCATATTATCAATAGGTTATGTAAAGAGTTTGGACCTTGGGACGATAAAAGAGAACAGCAGAAGTTGTTTAGTATGGTATATAAAATTGATGTGATGGATAATGTGTGGATGTGGACTGAAGGTGATCCTAGTATTAAGTCTATTAGTATGGATTCAATGAGAGAAAGAATGGGTCTTTCTTCAGAAAATGCACATGATGCATTGCAGGATGTTAAAGATACTGCTAATATTATGATTAAGTTTATGAAAACTCACCGTGCTGTTTACCGTAATTTAAAGATTGAGCAAGCATTTGCCGATGGAGACCTGTATGTCAATTGAAGTTGATTACAAAGATGAAAAAACTTGGAATCTATTTAAGGATGGATACACCAAGGGGATTTTTCAGTTAGAAAGCCAGCTTGGACGGTCGTGGTCTAAACGATTAGAACCGACTAATATTGAAGAACTTTCAGCACTAATTAGTATTATTCGTCCTGGAACTCTTAAGGCTATGTCTGAAGGTAAGTCTATGACTCAACATTATGTTGATCGTAAGCATGGCAAAGATGAAGTGTCATATATCGATGACGCACTGGAAAGTATTCTTGGTGCAACACATGGTGTTCTGGTCTATCAAGAGCAAGCTATGAGGATTGCCCAAAAGCTTGCTGGGTTTAACCTTCAAGAAGCTGATGACCTTCGTAAGGCTATTGGTAAGAAGAAGGCAGACTTAATGGCAAAGATTCGTGTTAAGTTTATTAACGGCTGTAGAGAAGTGGGTATGGTTAGTGAAGAATCTGCTAAAGAGATCTTTGGGTGGATTGAAAAGTCAGCACGGTATTCATTCAATAAATCTCATGCTGTATCGTATGCTATTAATGCCTATGAGAGTGCTTGGTATAAAGCAAATTATACTAAAGAATTCTTCCTGTCATACTTGTATTATGCTTCAGAGAAACAAGATCCTCATGAAGAAGTATATGAACTTATTTCAGAAGCTAAATTATTTGACATCGAAATCAAACTGCCGAATCTATCAAAGTTTGATAAGAAATTTAATATAGATGGAAAATATATTTACTTTGGAATCAAAGACATCAAATCTTTAACGGGTGTTACAGGTGATAAAGTAATTGATGCAATTAAGCAGGCTGAAGAAGAAAGTGGAAAATCTGCCAAAAATTTTTCTTGGATGGACGTAATTGTGTATATATCAAGTAAGATAAATTCTACTGCTTTTAAATCGTTATGTTCAATCGGTTTCTTCTCTACTAAATCAACTGGCATATCAAGAAACAAAGCACTTTACGAATACCTTATCTATAAAGAATTGACTAAGTCAGAAATCAAGTGGGTCACGGCAAATTACACAGAAAAATCTTGGAGTTCTTTGAGTAATTGTTTTGGAGATCTATATCCAACAAAGAAGAATGGTGGTGGATGCCATAATATGAATAGGAGTCAAATCGTAGAGGGTGAAATTGAATTATTGTTGAATCCACCATATGATCTGGCAGATGATCCAGCTTGGATTATTGAGCAAGAAATTAAGTTTTTGGGATGTCCCATATCATTATCTAAAGTAGAATCATCTGATACATCTTTAGGCAACACAACTTGTAAGGATCTCTTAAATGGGAAGACTGGCAAGAATATTTGTGTCGCCGCTAATATCAATAGACTGAACAACCATACAATCAAGAAGGGTAAATCTGAAGGGAAGACGATGTCTTTCTTGACTATTGAAGACGAGTCGTGTTCTATAGACAATGTTATCGTTTTTCCAGAGGCAAGAGATAAGTATCAATTTATTCTATATGAAGGTAATAATCTACTATTCTGCGGTAAGGTAGATAAGAAAGATAATTCCTTTATTATTGACAAAATTCACGAAATTTAAAGTCAATTAACGATTTGAAATCTATAATACATTAAGAGGCGATTATGAACATATGCACATTTACAGGATACATCACTGATGATCCAATTTTAGAAAGAGTTAATGGAGTTAGCTTTTTAGATTTGAGGATTGTAGTTTATAACTACAGGAGAACAAAAAGCACTGGAGAAAAGAGCAGAACCCCCGTGTATCTTGACTGCGAGGCTTGGCACACTGGTGCCGAAACAATCGCTAAATTAGGAAAAAAGGGCACAAAGATTACTGTTAATTGTTCAGCTAAAAATGCGGCTGGAGATGACGATTTTGTAATATTTAGAATTAATGAATTTGACTTTGCGTGTCTGGATCAGGATTGAAAATGAGAAAAAAAAGAATTTTGTTTTGTAGTGAAGCCACATTCTTGAATACTGGTTATGCTACATACACAAGAGAAATATTGAATTATTTACACGGCACAGGTAAATATGAAATTGCCGAAATGGCTGCTTACGGTGAACGCAATGATCCCCGTGCTGCAAATATACCTTGGCAGTACTATGGTGTAATGCCAAATCAAAATTGCGAACCAAAAGCTCCTCAGCAAGAAATAGATGCTTATAATTCAAATGGAGTGAATCAATTTGGTGAGTGGATATTTGAGCATGTATGTTTAGATTTTCTACCAGATGTTGTTTGTGACATCCGAGATTTTTGGATGTTAGATTTTGCTGAAAGGTCTCCCTTCAGGGATTATTTTAAGTGGGCTATTATGCCTACAGTTGATGCAAGGCCACAGGCTAGGCAATGGATTGCTACCTATGAGAATGCAGATGCTTGCTTTACATATTCGGATTGGGCAGGTGGTATCTTAGAAGATCAGTCTGGCGGTAAGATTAATTATCTTGGCAGTGCTCCTCCATCCGCACACCCGGCTTATAAGCCTTTTGAGGACAAACGTCAACTTAGACTACAAAATGGTCTAGACGTTAGTTCAAAGATTATCGGCACAGTGATGCGGAATCAAAGGAGGAAATTATACCCAGACCTCTTCGCTGCGTTTAGGAAGTTTTTAGACAAAGATATAGCCAAGGGTCAAAGTAGCCCATGCTATTTGTATTGTCACACTTCCTATCCAGATTTGGGATGGGATATTCCAGAGTTGCTTCAGCAGTATGAGTTGGCTTCTCATGTACTATTTACGTACATATGCCCCGAAACGAAGAAGCCGTTCCCGTCTGTTTTTAAAGGTGCCATCGCCCAATCCCCTTATACTAAGAAGTGGGGAGCTACATTATCAAATGTGAAAAATGGTGCTTCGTATGAAGATCTATCACAGATAATGAATTATTTTGATCTTTATGTGCAGTATGCAAATTGTGAAGGATTTGGTTTACCACAAGTTGAAGCTGCTGCTTGCGGTGTTCCTGTTATGGGGACAGATTATTCAGCAATGGAATCTGTTCTCCGTAAGTTGGAAGGTTTCCCAATCAAACCAGCAGCACTTTACAAAGAATTAGAGACTGGATGTCTTCGTGCAGTACCCGATAATGATTTAGCAGCACAAATGTTTGAAGAATTCTTCGCAAAAAGTGATGAAGAAAGAGCTGCTATAGGTCAAAAAACAAGAGAGAATTTTGAAAAACATTATCAGTGGCATTTAAGTGGAGCTAAATGGGAAGCATATTTTGATAGTATTGAGTTACTACCAATTGAAGCTACATGGGCATCGCAACCAAAAATACATCAACCCAAGCCTAAGCCAGAACAAGCCCCACAAATTCCTCACGCAGATCTTGCTCGATGGTTAATTGCTGAGGTATTAGGTGATACATCAAAGCTTAACACCTTCTTTGAAGCCAGATTAACAAGAGATTTAATGTATAAATCTTCAACTGCCTCTACTGGTGGTATGTACTTCAATGAATCCTCACAAGCATTTGCTGGAACAGGTGCTAGAGAATCATTTGATTTTGATATAGCATACAATCAAATGAGAGCACAGTGTGACAGAAGAAATCAGTGGGAACAAAGGAGAGCTGAAGTGATGAAACAGAGGGGTATTATGAATAATGTATAATGCTCAGACAAAGCAAGATATATTTGTTGATAAGCTATTAAATAAAAACAATGGAAGCTTTTTAGATATTGGTGCTGGAACAGGAGGTCTACCAGTATATACTACGGGGTTTTATAGTAATACATATTTTTTTGAAAAACATAGAAATTGGAATGGCATTGCTATTGATTATGATAAAAGTTGGTTTGATTCAGTTAAAGATCAAAGAACATGTAAATGTATTTGTGCTGACTTAATGTCTAAAAATATTAATGACTTATTAGAACAAAATAATTGTCCACATGATATAGATTACATCTCATTAGATGTTGACGAT